CTAGCCCAAACTTGCCAATCATCTATTCCATTACCAGAAGATAAAACTGTAGCCATATATTATAAAAGAGATGATTGGCAAGTTTGGGCTAGGCCAATGGTTTATTGTATTTTAGAAGATCTCTTGATGTTAAAGAAAATGAAACTTGCGGACTTGGCTGCACTAGATGGTGCAGTTAGTCATATTAGACTTTGGAAGCTTGGTTCTTTAGAACATAGAATATTGCCAACAGAAAATGCAATAGGAAGATTGGCAGACATGTTGCTCAATAATGTGGGTGGAGGTTCGATTGATTTAATTTGGGGTCCAGAATTAGACTTTAAAGAAACATCTACAGATGTGGCAAAATTTTTGGGCGAAGAAAAATACAAGCCTGTTTTAAATGCAATCTTTGCTGGTCTTGGTATACCTCCATCTTTAACTGGATTGCCCACAGGCCAAGGGTTTTCCAATAATTATATTAGCTTAAGAACATTGATAGAAAGACTTGATTATGGCAGACAATTGCTTACTAGTTTTTGGGAAAAAGAAGTTAAGTTAGTTCAAGTTGCTATGGGATTTAAATTACCAGCACAAGTAGTATTTGATCAACAAACATTGCAAGATGAAGCAGCAGAAAAAAGATTGCTTATTGATCTTGTTGATAGAGATCTAATTAGCGAAGAAGCCCTTCAAGAAAGATTTAACTTTATACCAGAAATTGAATCCGTCAGAAGAAAAAGAGAAAACAAAAAAAGGCAGAAGGAACAAATACCTAAAAAAGCTGGTCCTTGGCATAATCCACAAAGACTTGAAGATCTTAAAAAACTTTGGGTGCAGATGGGCGTTCTTACCCCAAAAGACTTTGATGTTGAGGCATCGCAGGAAACTGCACCGCCAAAACCAAGTCCTTTTGGAGCCAAAAAAGCAGATGATAAACTAGTTGGCATAGAGGGAGAAGGCAGACCAGTTGGAGTTAAAGACAAAGACGAAAGAAAGAAAAAAGAAATAAAACCAAGAACATCTGCTGAATTAGTAGAGATAATGTCTTGGGCAGAGATGTCTCAAAAAAGCATATCAGACTTGGTAAATCCAGCGTTTTTAGATTCCTTAAAGAAAAAATCTATCAGAGAGCTTTCTTCTGATGAATTTAACTCTTTAGAAAAAACAAAGTTTCACATTCTTTGTAATCTAGAATATTTAGAGAAAGTTGAAAAGAAAACTATATCTAGAATAATTAATTCGGAATTGTCAATAGACCAAGAAATAAGCAAAATATTGTCTATATCGACCAAAAAATATATAGAAAAGCAAAACGCACACCCAAATACTGAAACAAGAAGGAAAATAGAGGCTTCTTCTGTTGCAATTTACTTTATAGGAAAAGAATAAAAATATAAATTAAATTGAATGGTGTATTTTACTAAGGGGAGATAATGGCAAAAATAAAAATAGTTTACGATACTACTACTTCTGCCTTAGATGTGTTTGTAGGTAAAAAAAAAGCGGAAGGTGTTTATTCTATTTTTATACACAAAGACATTGAAAATTTATACAAATTTACAGTTGATCTTTTTACAGAAGAAAGCCTTTTTATATTTAAAGATAAAGATGTCACCAAGCAAAATAATGACATGCTTATGCTAAGTAAAATAAAAGGCTATTTTGAATTGCAGGAGAAAAAATGAAAGAATTTCCAATATTTAAAGCTGAAATACAAGACGGATTAAGAGATAAGATAATCTCTAATCTTTCTATTTCTTCTACATGTGACCTTGAAATTTGCGATCCATTTTTAATTAAAAATGCTCTTAGGTCTACAGCAGAAAATAAAAACCAAGTAGATTTACATTATTTAAAATCTATTCTTGTAACTACTGGTTGGAATAAAAATGACGATGTTTTTGATAAAGCAGAAGTTTGGGTAGCAAAATCAACTCCATCAGATAAGCCATTTAATTACGAACATGATCAAAGCCAAATAATTGGGCATATTACTGGTTGTAAGGTAATAGCTGATGATGGATCAGATATAATTGAAGAATTGCCCATAGATGAACTACCTTCAAAATTCCACATATTAACTTCTGCTGTTCTATATAAATTTTGGGAAGATCCTAAAAAACAAGAAATGATGAATAATATAATAGAGGGCATAGCCAAGAAAGAATGGTTTGTGTCTATGGAGGCTATTTTCACTAATTTTGATTATGCAATAGATGATGGAGCTAGTTCTAAGGTTGTTGCTAGAAATGAAAAAACTGCATTTTTAACCAAACATCTTAGGGCTTATGGTGGAAATGGCATCTTTAATAATGTTAAAATAGGCAGAGTATTGAAGAACATAGTGTTCTCTGGAAAAGGTCTAGTTAGAAAGCCAGCAAATCCAGAGAGCGTTATTTTTGATGAAACAGAAGCGTTTATTACAAGTTCGGTGTACAATTTAGATGAGACTATAAAGTCAAAGGAGATTATTATGAGCATTGAAGAAGAAAAAGCCAAAAATAAAATTTCAGTAGCTGCGGTAGTTCCAGATGAAACTCCCGAAGAAGAAAAGCAAGAAGATACTACTGAAGATCCAGCAGTTAAAAAAGAAGAAGATAAAAAATCAAAGCAGTCTGCTGCTTTTCCTCCAGAAGACCCTATGGAAGAAAACAAAGAGACTCCAGCAGATAAAAAGAAAGAAGAAAAGATGGGCGAAGATCAAGCTAATTATATGGAAGATAAAAAGAAAATGATGGCTGAATCTGAAGCCATGAAAAAACAATTAAATATGGTTGTTAATGAACTTAACATGATGAAGAAAGAAAAAAGCATGAGTGATCGTGCAAGCTTAGTTATGGAAAAGCTTGGCATGAACAAAGAAGAAGCAGTTCTAGTAGTTGCTTCTTTAGTTGCTCTTAACGATGAATCTTTTGCTGTTGCAGTAAATATGCAATCTGAATATTTCAACAAAAAAATGTCTGAATATAAATCTGGTAAAAGTGGTCCAGCAGAAGCTGAAGCATTACCAGAAGAAAATAAGAAAGATATGGAAGAAGATTCTAGCAGCGATCCTGCTGAATCTAAAGCTTCTGTTTCTGTTCTTAATACCGTTAAGATTAAATCGGATGCTGCACTTGCGACTTCTGACGGTAACGAAAGCGTAAAACAAGTAGCATCCCAAATTGCGTCTTATTTTGGTTTGGAATCATCTGGCACAGAACAATAAAAGGAGAGAAACATGGCTCTTAAATCAGATCGTAATGTAATCGATACAGACATCAGCTTAGTTTGCAACACCGTTGTTGCTAAAGGCTTGTTTGTATGTTATGGCACAGCAGCTTCTGGAGTAGGTAATGAAACCCCAGGCGTTGTATCTGTTGCTGCAAATCCTTCTGGATATAAAGTTGCTGGACTTACTTTAGCAAGCTTTGTAGACATTGATCAAACTAGACAACATCGAAACTTTATGAAAGACGAGCAAGTAATTGGTGAAAAAGCACCACTCCTTCGCAAAGGTTATGTTGTTACAAACAGTCTTGCTTCTTGTACTCCACTACCAGGTCAATCAGCATATTTGACTGTTAATGGCACAATTACTAACACCATATCTGCTACTGGTGGCGAAGTCGCAACTCCAAGAGTTGGTGAATTTGCAACTAGCAAAGATGAAGACGGATATGTAAAAATCAACATCAACCTTCCAGTTTAACTTTTAAAAAAGGAGAGATAGACCAATGAAAACACCAACGCCAGAAATGATTGACTTGTTAAAAAAATCAGGAAGCAACAATTATGAAGTTGCTTGTGCTGCACAAGTCGAATTAGCAAAAGCATTAACCCTCCCACTTCGTCAGGGTGTAATGAACGGTGATATTGTTAGCAATATCTATGAATCAGTAGCCTTTGCTCCTGGTACCTCTGTAGAATTTCCTTTGGATTTTCTTGCTCCCGGTACTGAGAAAGACTTCGTTGCTTATACGATTCCTGCACAGGGCAAAATTCCTGAGCGAAGCGTAGAAGGCGATTATGTAATGGTTCCAACCTATGAAGTTGGTGCTTCTATCGACTTCTCCTTGCGTTATGCTAGGGATGCACGATGGGATATTATTGGTCGAGCAATGCAAGTTCTTGAATCATCCTTTATTCGTAAGACTAATAGCGATGGTTGGAGGACTATTCTTGCTGCTGGCGTTGGTCGTGGCCTTGTCATTTATGACGATGTTGCATCCGCTGGTTACTTTAGCAAGAGGCTTGCTGCTCTTTTGAAAACTTCCATGAGGCGAAATTCTGGTGGTAATAGTACCTCGATTAATCGTGGTAAGCTTACCGACCTTTATATCAGTCCAGAAAGTCTTGAAGACATTCGTGGATGGCAGATTGCTGAAGTTGATGACTTTACCCGAAGGGAAATCTTCGTTCAAGAAGAAACTCCACTTCCAAGGGTATTCGGTATCAATCTTCATGATCTTGATGAACTTGGTGTTGGTCAAGAATTTCAGAAGTATTATACTGGACCTCTTGCTGCATCTATGCCAGGAAGTAAGCTTGAAATTGTTGTTGGTCTTGACCTTGAAAAGAACGACAGCTTTGTTCATCCTATTCGTCAAGAAATTGAAATTTTTGAAGATCCTACTTTCCATCGTCAACGCAGGATGGGTATGTATGGTTTTGGCGAACATGGCTTTGCTGTTCTTGATAACCGAAGGGTTCTTCTTGGGGCAGTTTAATACCAAACCTTTTTTAAAAAAAATAAGCGACTCCTTTACAAAGGGGTCGTTTTTTTGTTATTATATTATATAGGAAATATACTATAGGAGATTTTATTATGACTAGAGAGTTAACCATTTTTGAAAAAGCTGCTAATTTAGCAGTAGCTGTAACCAAACATGTTGCTGCTGGAATGCCAATAGTATCAAAAGAGGTTCTTGAAGCAAGACTAGCTATTTGCGATACTTGTCCAGAAGTGAATAAAAATAGTCCAAATTGGACATGTACAAAATGTGGGTGCAACTTAAAGATAAAAGCTAGTTGGGCAAGTCAAGATTGCCCCATCAAAAAGTGGCCTTTAATTAGCTAGTTTTCGGTGTATTTATCTTTGGAGAAATAAAAAATGCATTTCCAAAGAAATATAACAAGAATACAAGACCAAGATGACTTTTCTGGAGTACCAAACTCTGGAGAAGTCGTTTCATTTAATGGGCAAAACTTTACCACATCAAATATTATTGGGTATCAAGGATCGCAGGGATTTCAAGGAACATATGGAAATCAAGGCTATCAGGGATATCAAGGACTAATTGGAATAACTGGACCACAAGGCTTACAAGGCGTTGCTGGAATTGTAGGCAATCAAGGTAGCCAAGGTGTTGTTGGAACTATTGGTTCACAAGGTCATCAAGGCTTAATTGGAATAACTGGACCACAAGGTTTACAAGGTGTAGCTGGAATCGCAGGAAATCAAGGTTTTCAAGGAACAATTGGAAATCAAGGTTTTCAAGGATCACAAGGTTTAACTGGAACAGGAAATCAAGGTAATCAAGGATTACAAGGATCAACAGGAATAGGAACACAAGGAAGTCAAGGACTAACAGGAACAGGAAATCAAGGAAATCAAGGAAGTAAGGGAGATCAAGGTTTTCAAGGATTAACTGGATCAGGCAGTCAAGGACATCAAGGAAATACCGGAACAGGAAATCAAGGAGAGCAAGGTTTTCAAGGAGATCAAGGCTTAGTTGGATCAGGAAGTCAGGGTGCGACAGGAACTCAAGGTTTTCAAGGAAGACAAGGATTTCAAGGCTTAACTGGAACAGGATCACAAGGTAATCAAGGAGTCGTTGGAACCACAGGAAACCAAGGTTTACAAGGTTATCAAGGTGTCGTTGGAACAACTGGTAATCAAGGAAACCAAGGATTGCAAGGCGTAGTTGGAACCACAGGCAATCAAGGATCACAAGGTAATCAAGGTGTCGTTGGAACCACAGGCAATCAAGGATCACAAGGTAACCAAGGATTGCAAGGCGTAGTT